AATATTGATTCTGTCCGTCGATCTATTGTGAGAGTACTAGCTCGTATCCAAAAACAATTTGGAAGTGAGTATGGCAAGATGGTTCTTTGTTATGATGATAAGAACTACTGGAGATCACAAGTATTTCCATACTATAAAAAGAATAGGAAGCAAGAGAGAGAAACATCCAAGTATGATTGGGACCTCGTGTTTTCCGTACTAAATACTATTAGGGATGAGATTAGAAGGTATCTACCTTACTATGTCATTCAAGTTCAGGGCGCTGAAGCAGATGATGTTATTGCAACTCTGTGTCGTCGCAATCATTCATCAGATAAGATTCTTATTCTCTCTGCTGATAAAGACTTCATTCAACTACAGCGTTATGCATCAGTAAAACAATACGATCCTATTCGTAATCGTTGGATTGAGAATGATGATCCTGTTCAGTACCTTCAAGAGCACATCATTCGTGGTGATCGCTCTGATGGCATCCCAAACATTCTGACTTGTGATGACGCTATCGTTAACAACAAAGCACAGAAGAAAATGAGCAAAGATAAAATCTCTGCTCTGGCGAGCATGAAACCCGAAGATTTCACAAACTATATTCGTTTGAGAAACTGGAAGCGCAACTCTGAGTTGATTGACTTCTCTAAGATTCCAACAAATATTGTAGATAACATTATCATGACATTCAACAAATATCGCGTGAATTCATCTGTGAATCTACAATACTTTATCGATAACAACATTCAAGATTTGATTGAAGAATTTTCCTAATTATGGCTAGACCAACAACACCAAAGCTTCCTGTACATCAAACTCTGATTTCTGAAGTGCTTCAGAGAGTATCTAACGCTAAAACTAAAGCAAAGAAAGTAGAGATTCTACATGAGTACAAAAGCGAAGCTCTAAAGAAAGTACTTCTTTGTAACTTTGCGAAGTGTATTACATTCGTATTTCCTGATGGAGAAACACCATATCGTCCACTAGATAGACCTAAAGGTGTGGATCATCAACTCCTCTTCAGTGAGCATAGGATGTTGGGTAAGTTCATTAAGAAAACTCTTAATGGAATCACCTATTATGGTTGCTCTAACTCCACTCAGCCTAATATGCAGCAACTCAAGAAAGAGAATCTTTGGATTCAAATCCTTGAGTCACTTCACCCAGAGGAGTCAGAACTGCTAGACTTAGTGAAGGATAAGAAACTCACATCCAAATATAAAATCACTCGACAAAATGTGATTGATGCATTTCCAGAACTCAAACTCCAGGATGAAGCATGAATAGAGCGGAACTCAAACTTCTACATCGCAAACTCAAGGAGATTGTGAAAGACTTAGAGTCTGCCATTTACTCGGATACCGAGAGTTACAAAAATCATTCACTGGATGTAGATTACAAGGAGATTTTAGATTATTACAATGACACAGCCAACGCAGAGGAGGGACTCTAATGGGACTCAAGAAAAGAACCATCAAGTTAGTAACTAAAGTACTCGGCGATGATAAGAAGCGTAAGCTCTACACTGAAGGTGAGATTGCTTACATGGAACGACAAGTTCAACTCATCAAGCTTGAGCGAGCACGTCGCAAACTACAACGCAAACGCGAAAAAGGATTCGGAAACTAAACTATGTTTATTGTGAACACTCCTCCCAGAAAAGTCTGGGTTCGTAAGGAGTACCTTTATGATTTACGCAAGGGACACGGCGAGTACACACTAGGGTACTGGGTATCCCTAAAGTCTATCTGGGGTAGAAGTTTCTACTTTGAAACTTATATGCCTGAGTACGGTGCCTGCTTCGACAAGTTACCTATCTCAGCTTTTTTAGACTGGGATAGTGGAAGTCCAGAGGCACCCATCTTTGATTCTGAGACAGACTATGATCTCCCACTGTCCGACTTGCAGTATTGGGACTCGTTTGATTACGACACAGAGATTATTAACAAACAGTTTCTGCACTCTATGTCTGTGACTGTCAAGCACAGGTCAGGTAAGATTTCAAAAGGTGGTAAGTATGTCTTTACCATCGACTCGTGTCACCGTGATCTAGATAGACCAGACTTGTCCTACTCAGAGACACCAGAGGAACACAAGAGTCACAACGTTATTGTCTTACCCAACGGACAAATCGGACTGTACCCTAACAACAGATGTCAATGGTTCGACGAGAGTCTGACACCTGATGATGTGAAGTTCCCAGACTTCCTGGTCTCCACTCGTCGCTTCAGTGTAGAAGATGGTGGCAGTGGTAAGAGACTGGGTGACTCAGAGGAATACTTCTGGGACTACAAGTCGCCTGGTCAGACTTACTTCCCACGAGATGATGACCTGTGGACAGGACAGGAGGAGACACCAGAGGAGAAGGAGGCATTCGATGCCATTGAGAACCAGGTGAACCATCCTCCGAGTGCCTTCGCAGGCAACTATCAAGGACCTCTCTATGCACCCTATAAAAAGCTTGTACCTATTCCAGGACTAGAAGATTACACAGGAGAAACAGACAAATGAGCAACGTGAAACTAATCTCCCACACTACAGGTGCTGGAGAACTAGCAGGCAAGAGTCCACAGGAAGTTATCTCTTATGTGGCAAGGGTATCTAACCCTCACAATCAAGAGAGCTTTCATACAGCAGCAGGACTTCTCAAGTATTGTATCAAGCACGAGCACTGGAGTATCTTTGAGACTGCCAGTATGACACTAGAAATCAATACCAACCGTGGTATTGCTGCTCAGATTATTCGACATCGTTCCTTTACATACCAAGAGTTTTCACAAAGATATGCTGACACCCAAGCTCTCTATAATGAACTCCCTCTTCCTGAACTTAGGAGGCAAGATTCAAAAAATAGGCAAAACTCTATCAACGACTTGGCACCAGGTGCGGTTAAAGATTATCAAAACAAAATAGCTAAGCACTTTGATGATGCTATCTGGTTGTATAACAACATGTTAGACAGTGGCGTCGCTAAAGAGTGTGCACGTTTCGTACTCCCTATCGCAACACCCACCAGAATCTATATGACAGGTTCATGTCGTTCTTGGATTCATTATATTAATCTAAGAACTTCTAACGGAACCCAGAAGGAACACATGAAGGTTGCAGAAGATTGTAGAGATATATTTGTTGATGTATTTCCAGAAGTAGCTCAAGCCCTGGAATGGATCCCAGCACCAGATAAATAATAACGTAACTTTACATTTACTATGAGATACCCTGTAGTCAACAAAGTGACTGGAGAACGTAAAGACATTGAACGTTCTTGTCATGATATCATGGAGTGGTATGAAGATAATCCTGACTGGGAAAGAGACTGGGGACAAGGATGTGCCACTGAAATTGGTGGTGTTGGTGAGTGGAAAACTACCAACGTAAATAAGAATCCTGGTTGGAAAGATGTACTAGACAAAGTACGTCAGGTTCCAGGTAACACTCTCGCTAAGGACAATCTTTATTAATCATGGTTAAGAAAACTAGAGCAAAGACCAAGAGGCAATTGCCTATCAGTGATGCCATGATGGTTCCAGTAGAACCTCTCACTGAAAATCAGGAAAAGATTTTTCAGGCATGGGATGAAGGCAAGCATATGTTCATCTATGGATGTGCTGGTACTGGTAAAACCTTCTGTGCACTGTACAAAGCACTCAAAGATTGTCTCAGTCCTACACCTGCTTATGATCATGTTTACATGGTTCGTTCTTTGGTAGCAACAAGAGAGATTGGTTTCTTACCTGGAGATCATGAAGATAAGTCTTCTCTCTATCAGATTCCATACAAGAACATGGTGAAATACATGTTTGAGTTGGGTAATGATAGAGACTTTGATATGTTGTATGGACAACTCAAATCACAAGAGAGCATCAAGTTCTGGAGTACATCATTTCTACGTGGTGTAACGTTAGATAACTCAGTAATTATTATTGATGAGATGCAGAACTTGAATTTTCATGAGTTAGATAGTATAATTACTCGTGTGGGTGAAAACTCACGTATCATCTTCTGTGGTGATGCAATGCAAACAGATTTGATTAAAGATAAAGAAAGAAATGGAATTCACGATTTCATGAGAATTCTAGAATATATGCCTGATGATTTCACAATGATTGAAATGGGCATTGATGATATCTGTAGATCAGGTTTGGTTCGTAATTATCTACTTGCTAAGAACCAAGTTCTCTAATGTTTATTACTCTTGATAAGTTTCGCAACCTCTTTAAAAATGTAAAGAGAATTCTAGTTGACGGAACACGTTACTATGTTGTTGAAGATAAGAATGTATCTTATCCATCTGTCACATCTGTTATCTCTTTTGTTAACAGAGCAAAGTGGGCAGATTGGCAATCTAAAGTAGGACTTGAGGAAGCAAATAGAAAGCGTAAGCATTCTACCACACGCGGTACTAATTTCCACACTCTCACAGAAATTTACCTAAAGAACGAAGACTACAGATCATCTAAAGAATATCAGGTTCCTCTTGTGAATCTGATGTTCAACTCAGCAAAGAAACATCTAGACAATCGTATCAGTAACATTCAGTTACAAGAAGAGACGATGTATTCTCACAAGATTTGTCTTGCTGGAACAGTTGATTTGATTTGTGACTTTGATGGTGAACTTGCTGTGGTGGATTTTAAGACAGCAGAGAAGACAAAACCTGAAGAGTGGTTAGAAGATTACTTTGTTCAACTCTCAGCATACTGGGCAATGTTCTCAGAAAAGACTGGACAGGCACCTAAGAAGTTAGTGGTTTTCCTAGTTGCAGAAAACGGTGAAGTTCAAGTAGTTGAACGCACAAACATTATGGATTATTTGAAAACCCTACAAAATTATGTTACTCAATTTGTTCAACATCGAGATGCCTGAATCTAATGACATCAATGAAGCATTGAACCAGAAGTTCATCAGCAAAGATAAGTTTGCTGAGGACATCGAACAGCTTGTGCTCACAACTAAAATGAATTACATCGACGCTATCGTTCAATATTGTGAGGACAATGAAATTGAACTTGAGAGTGTTGGTAAACTCGTTAGTAAACCTCTCAAAGAAAAGATTAAGTTCGTAGCAACTGAACTTAATTACATGAAGAAAACATCTAAAGGAAAGTTGCCGCTGTGAA